ACCATTCATTTGCTTTGTAACTAAAAACCTGCTCAGCTACATCTAGTGATCTTTTTTGTGATGCATACTCTTTAATAACGTCAAACTCTTCGTAGGCGTAATTCTTTTCACCATTAAACGGATTTAAAAGTGTCTTGTAAAGCTTTGTATCCTGATGAATAGACCCAGGTAATCTCCACATTCTTCTAAGATCATACACGCTAAAGTCTAAGCTTGTCAATGACAGCTTCTTGACCATATCTGTAGCTATATATCTAAATATCTTTGGCAGGTTGTTGCCTGGGCTTATGCCAAGGGCGATTGGTTCACACTCTATATGAAAACCTTTTTTACCAGTAAAGTAAACAAGTATTGATTCAGCTGGAACATACTTCAATAAATGTTCGTATAACTTAATACAATCTTGCTGAGCGATACCAAAATCTTTGTTGTCAATATCAAAATAGAGTGGACCCAACCTACTAGCTTTTGTAAACTCTGCGGTGTCGTAGGCAAATACTGAAGTGTATATGCCTATATTGTTATTCTTTTCGGCATAGTCTGGAACTTCCTCAAAGGAAATAATTTTGTCCTTATCTCGTATAACTCTTTCTAGAGATGGAACATATCTAGCTACCTCATATAGGCTCCAGTTAGATAGGAATTTATTATCTTTATTAATTTTCATTTAATCTGAGTTTTTCCCTCGGCGTCTTGAATACGCCACAAAACCTTTCTTGAATTAATATTGATTGAGTCCGAGTGAGTTCTATAATATATAGATTCCTCAATATAATACTCTAGTTTTTTAGCAATTGTAAATCTTTTTAAGAGAATATTATCTGTGTCGACGTTAAACATTCCATCTATCTTCTTTTATATCTTTACCATCAACAACATAGTCTACCTTAGACGCAACATTGTCTGCGATATGAACGATCATATCCAGGTATGTGACCGGACTAGTCTCAGGAACTGGTGACCATGGTCCCAAGTGACAGCGAACTAATCTAAGTATAGATTGTACGATATCTTCAGCTAGATACAAGGTAGATGATTGAGACTCTGAAGCAAACTTCCTATCTTCGTCTTGACACTTCTTTACGAACTGCCCAACAGTATATGGATGCATTGGGTCGTAGGTAAATTTTGTGTCATCTCCATACCTATTCCCCTTTTTGATATCATGGAGTAGCACGGCAGCAAACACCATATCTTTTTCTTCGTCAGTTAAACCATATGACTCTGCAAGTATTTGGGCAACGCGCATCACTCTCTTGGTATGGAGCACATTGCCCCCTTCTCCATGCTCGTCTTTTGGATGGTACTTACCAGAAAAGCTCGACGGCATCAGCCAAAAATCAGTCGATCTTACTAAGATTGATCTAACAAATGAGCTTATGTTTTCGTCCTCTATCAATCCTATCTCCTCAAGTAAAGGTTCTAGGATTACATCTTCTTCTTTTATCTGTGAGAGCACAGGTTTTTCTGCAAGTATCTCATCTAGAATATCTTTCTTAGCCATTGTCTTTCTCCTTTTTTGCCCATAGAACCCACTTTGAACAAGGCTTATCATAAGGACACACCTTGCAGTATGCTGTAAGCCCTCTTCTAGATGGGAAAATCTTTTCATCATGCAGTGAATCACACCAGTACTTTAGAGCTTCTATATCAGCTTTCTGCACAACGACTTCGTTGAACCCAGACTTTTGATTCATTAAATCAAAGTATCCAAATTTGGTGTCGTTTATTTTATCACCAAACTTGTTATAATAGCCAACGTGCATGAGTGCGAAGTCAACTACGTATGTATGCTCAAACTTTAGCTTGTGATTGAACACCCATTTAATAACATAGACCTTACCGTTTTTCTTATATACAAGATCAAACATATCATTGACTCCAATGTTTGGTGTCACTGGAGCTGTGTACTCAAGACCTATGCCCATAGGAATGATATCTGGATCACTAAAGTTTTCTACTATCTCTAACAGGACTGCTGCAGCTTTGCTAGTCAAGCTTGCCATGTTGCCATACAGGCTTTCGTGCTGTTCATGGACAATGTCGTAGGGCGTAGTGTCCTTAGGAAACCAAAGCTTCTCCCACTTGTGCAACAATGAAGCATAGGATGGTGTACGTCCATTTTGTTTTTGATAAAAGAAATGATTAACAATTGCTTTAATTGTAGTTTCAAATTTAAGTGAATTTAGTTTTCTTTCACCTATTGTTTCTGGTAGCTTTTGAAGGTGCCTAAAATCATATAGTCTTTCACATGTTTGGAAATCTTTTAACTGTTGTGTTTCTATTTGTATCATATTTTCCTTAGAGTATGTTTATGCTCTCGATTAGTTCTTTAATATCATCAGCGTTGACTATCTTTGAATAGGACTCACTTGTTATTGGTTCATACTCCACATACTTCTTATGCTGATCTACGTACTTAACCAATGGAGAATTATATGTGTATGTTGAGCCAGTGATTCTGTTCTTGGGAATCTGCAACTGCATTATGTTTTCATCTTCAGAATCATCTCCACTGATTAATTTCTTTTCAGTGATGAAGATAGTTACAGCACACTTCTGCTGGATCGAAAGTGATCCTCCAGTATCAGACTGCTGTACTACTTCTCTTCTTTCTTTCATTCTGTTCGAGTTTTCTTGAGCTGTAATTATTAAAACACAATCCATGTCTCTTGCAAGTTTTTCTAATCTAACCATCATTTCTTCGAACTCACCCCAACGTGGCTTACCCTTTCCGCCTTTGGTAAACATTGATTGTATTGTGTCGATAACAATAACGTCTGGGACAAGCTCTGAATGACCCATTATACTTCTAAACCATTTTTCTAAGTCTTCAAAGTATGGAGTATCTGGATCATGCTTTACCATGAATCTATCTCCCCATTCATCTAGCTTTGCTTTAAACTTAGCTAAGTTTTGTGCCTTCTCTTTGTCGCTCCAATTAGCTGCTTCAGCATAGACGTTTTTCTCAATGATCTGGGTCATGAGTACACGCTCCCAGTGCGGAACAGCTTCCTCAAAGTTAACGTACAAGACTTTGTATCCTGTGTCTGCCCAATGATTAATTAGGCACTTTGCAAATGTGCTTTTACCCTTGCCCGATGGAGCGATTATGGCATGCACTGCCCCTCTAAAGAAGCCACCATCGTCGGTATAGCCCATAGCTCTATTGAGAGACTTGTATTGTGTCGGCAAAAAGCTTGGGATCTCTAACAGAGAGGCAGCTCTTTTTGAGATATCATTAGCAGTAGCAACACTGTCAAGTGGGTTAAAATTTAAATCATTTTCTAAGTTCTTTATCTCTGCAGTTATCTCAGAGATTCTTGCTACATCTTTATTATTCTTCTCACCCTTTTGGACAAGCAAGATTTGCAACTCTTGGAGTATGTCCAGCTGCTTTCTTTTATTAGCCTTATGCTTTAGCAGCTGAGAAATAGATTCATGATCTGATGTTTCTAGATTCAGAATAGCATTGATCATTGTATCTACACCAGAAGATCCACCAAGAGCTGCATGGATATCTGTTTCAGATTCTAACCAAGACTTAAATGCAATTGGTTCTACAACCTCACGCTTGGTTGCATGAAAATAAGACAGCATTGCCTTATAGAACTCATGTATCCCAGACTGCCCATGTATTGCACCTACAACTTCGTCTGGCAACTGTGCATCAAAGTATGCTATCGAACCTGGGTTCTTGAATGACAGAGCAAAAACTTGGTATTCAATTGGATACTCTTGTTTATCTTCAGTTTGGTTTTCTGTCATTTTTACGCTTTTCTTTTAGCTCTTTGTATATGGCTTTTTTCTTTTCAGAATTGTTCTTCTTGGCTATCTGATAAGTCGGGTTATCTTTAATGCTCTTTCGCTTCTTAACCGTTGGCTCTGTGCCAGTAGTCTTGATCGCGGTAAGTATTCTATCATAAACTGACTCTTCAGTAAGCTTATCGTCGTACCTAAAAACTACAAGTGCAATACCTTGTTCTTCACAGAGTTGTATTTTTCTTAGATCTCTTTTTTGAGCTTCTAAAAAATCATCTCTTGTATCAAAGAATCTTTCTGTGTATTGAAAGTGCTGGATGCCGTGGAACTCTGCACCCAACTTATATTTAGGACAGTACACATCCAGTTTAAGTCTTTCACCCAAGTGATATTCATTAACTATTGTTTCGTTAGGCAAAAGCTTTTGCATTATGCTTGTTAACACAGTCTGACCCTTAGACATCTTGCGTCTATGGTCTTTTACCCAGCCTAAACCAAGTCTAGTTATAGCCTTGTTAAGTTGTTCACTTGTTATAAACAATTCTTCTGCAACTTTTGCTATAGACTTGTCAGTCTCAAACAGCAGATTAATTATCTTTGCATTTAAATTGGCGTAAGCCTTATTGTCTCGCTCTGTCATTATTTTTTGCCAATGCTCTAGCTACAGTTAGGGTTCTACCCAGGTCAATAATTGACATGTCTGTATTGTCCCAAACTTGTACTGCTAAAGCAGCGCTTAACATTGGGCAATCAAAGATGCACAGGTCGTATTCACCCTTATGTGACTTTATCTCTTCTGTAATAGATTCTATTCTAGAGTAGAAGTCATTATAGGGAACTTGAATAAACAAAGAATCAGGAGAAAAATACTTTCCTATATAATTTTGATTCTGAAAAGATACAACAATAGCTTTTGTATTCTTGAAGTACCAAGAAGTAAAAGTCTTGAATACATCATAGTTATTATTGATGTAAAGCTCCAAGAAAGCTGGATCGTAAAATTCAACACCTTTTATGTTAAGGCTTGCTAGCTTATCCATGCTTGAAAGCATTAGATCTTTTTGTACGGCCTTGATGAAATTAGGATCCTTCTTTTGCATACCGTCAGAAAGAAGCTTGACAAAGTTCTTTGGTGGCTTCTTTTCTCCTTTTAGTTCTCCAGTCAAAGTAAAGATTGCTGATCTTGTATATGTTACAAAAGCAAACTTTTCTTTTCTCTCCAACATCAAGGATACTTTTTTAATTGTTTCTACTGCGTTATGTGATTTCATATTCCGAAATTTCCCCAAGTTATAAGAGTTGGATTAGGATCTACTATTGACTCGATATGTTTAATGTTGTGGAACTCGCCTTTATCTAAATTCATATATCTTGTATGCTTTAACTCTTTATCTATATCTTTAGTATAGCCTAGATGTTGCATAACAAGACCTGAATGAACCCAGTAATTTCTTCTTCTTATATCTTCTACGACATAAGTAGGTTCTGAACCACAAGCTAATTTTCTGTCTAAGAATTTTCCACCATTCTTAAATCTAAAAATTCTAGAACTATCATTTGGTGCCCAAAGCTTATCTACTCTGTATTGAGTATCATTCCACATGTGGTAGAAGCGAACGTTTACTACGTCATATGGGGACTGATCAAGAACATGTTTAACGGATACAGTATTTATATCCTTTGCATCATAAAGCATCTCGTCACAGTCAATGGCTATAATCCAGTCACCTTCTTGAGCGTGCTGTTCCAAATTGGACCAAGCTTTTGCTCTCAAGGCCCCTTCGTTAACCGTAAAAAGTGGTTCTTCATTCACGTATACGTGTGCATACAATGCAGCTATTTCTGCTGTGTCATCTTCTGAGCAGTCATCAGTGAAGACTATCTTGTCTACCTGCTGCTTAAGTCTTTCTAGTACTTCTTTTAAGTATTTGGAAGATTCATTTCTTCCAACCATCTGAGCTATTATCATAAAACTCCCAAAATAATGTGGGGCTGAAGGTTAGTCCAGCCCCACAGATTAATAAATTACTCGCCCAACTTTTCGATTTGCTTGCGTGCTTCTACTGAAGAAATACGCTCAATATCAGTTGATTGGAACAAACGCTCACCAGTTACACCACGACGATTCGAGGCAACCTTCTGTGCTTCTTCTTTGTTCTTAGCCTTTACCAATGTTGTTGTAACAACAGCAAAGTAATTGAATTTGTTCTCTGGCATTTTATTTCCTTTTATTTATTGGATGGATATGTATTGGATATATATTCTACAGCTTCTTCTAGTGTGTCTGCAAGTTTTGTAGCAAGAAATTTAAGATATTTTCTATGCTGCAAATCTTGGTGCGCCCAAACAATTATTGGTTGATTGTTGAAGTGTGCCCAGGTCATTTCGAAGTCTGTACCTATGTATGCTCTATAAAGTAATCTATATTCTACTAAAATAATGTCACAGCTTTTTTGCAAGAAGAGATTTTTATCTACTATTTCTTTTGGTTCAGAGTCTTCCTCCTCAAGAGCATAGTCCATTGGATTGACTGCCTTAAAACCTCTATGATCTAGAAGCGCAGTAGCTTCGTCTCTCCAACTATACTTAAAGTCAGATTGAACATCTTCTATAGCGCCTGATAAAAACACTCTAGTTTGCATTAGCTACCTCTTTAGCTGGCCAATAGTATGGAAGATTAGGATCTTCGTCAAAATATTGGGAATAATATTCATAATCTTTACGCAATAGATTAGACCTATGTGAACGATGAAATTCTTCTAAGCCAAACCATGATGGCATAACTACTGAATCTATATCTATCTCCTCTAACAGCATGGTGTTTTTGTAACCTCTGCTAATCCACTCTTGAATGGTGTAGTTCTGATAGAGCTGTAGAGCTGATTCATAGCCGGTCCACATAACAGTAACCGGATGATTGCGCCAACCTTTTGTTGGAGTGCGATCAAGTAAGATGTTTAAGACCTGGAAAGTTTCTACTCGTTGCTTTCCAAGTCTACGATAATCTAATACCCGAACTGACTCTTGCAAATCTGCGTATGGTAAAAATGTTTGCATTATGCCTTCTTAAATTCCTCAAAAGTTTTATCACCTACACCAAAGTATTCTCTAGCTAATCCAGCCTTAACAATTTCAGTGTTAAGACATTCTCCAGCTTCGTTCCATACTCTAGCAAGGATTCTACCATATTTCTCGTTCTTGTCCAATATAGTTTCAATCTTTACTTTATTATTAGCTTTCTTAATCCACTGGTCGGTGAACTCTTTTGCAGCAAGTCCCATCTTTTTTTCTTCTAAGTTTGTAGTGCGGCTTTCTGGTGTATTAACGCCATATAATCTGACACTCTTTGGTCCAATGTGAACCTCAAAACCAAGATCTATCTTAATCTTAAAAGTAT